CATCGTTGCCGCATTAGGATCCGAGACTGGAATGACCGAAACCATATCGTAGTCGCTCTTCTTTGCCTTGCGGCTACCCTCTTCAGGTTCATAGTTGTACTCTTCAGGCGTGTAGTCACGAATAATGTCCTTTAATAGACCTAATTCCTGTTTCATGGAGTAATGAATACGGGCTTGTACCGCACTCATTACCTTAAGAGTCCGCTCTAAGATAGCTAGTGTTGTTCCGACTGGTGCATTAGCAGACATATCCGCCACTTTCATGTCACCAGCAGAGGCAAACCTACGCCCTTCTTCTACGATAGTCCCTAGCAAGGAATACAAGACTTGGCTTGGCTCCTTGTAGGGTAGCGTCATTAGGTTGTCTTTAATGGCTCCTGACGGTACGTCAACATCACGGAATTCACCTGGCGCAATGGGGGTATCGTCCCCCTTGACTCGCAAGCCACGGGTCTTAAAGCCGCCTGGCAGATTCGCCAATGTGCCTGCATCCACAAGCTGTCGGATAAGAGAAGTGCCAGACTTAGCAAAAGCACCGACAAGGTGAATAAGCCCAAAACAATAAAAACCAAATCCTGGCACATAGCCATAATGAACGAAATGATTCCTTTTTTGATGAGTGTCATCTTCAGGTCTCCAGTTTCTGCGGATTGATAAGACTTCTTGAGTGCTTTTTTCAATTGTTATAACATACGGTAGGGCGATGCCAGTCAGTTCTCCATCCTCGTCTTTGTCTTCATAACCAGGCAAATCTAGGTCTACGTGCATTTCCAACAGTTTGTAACGGTCGTCTGAAGTTGCACGAAAGCCCATTTTTTCGGCAATCTTTTTCTCAACTTCGTCTAAAGCTCCGCTTGGTTCTTGAAGTTCTACATCCCTGTAAAAGCCTGCAAATTGAAGCCTTTTAATTTCGTTCTCAGTTTTTCTCATGACGTGGGTTACACGAGGGGAGGACTGAAGACTCGATGCTCCATACGGAACTACAATGTCTTCTGCTGGCACGAACATCGAGACTTGACGGTCTAGTGCAGGGTCAAAATAGACTTTCTTAAAGGCATTGCCTGATAGTCCTAAACCCCAAATCATTCTTTCATGTTCTGGACGGTATTCGGTCATCACGTCTGTTAGCTGATAGTTCATGTCGTCCTGAACCCTCTGGGCAGCGTCTTTTTTCTCTGGCGTCTCTTTGCCAATAATCTGCGTTTTAACGGGACCCGCAGCTGGGAAGGTCTCCATGGTCGTTTCGGCTTGAAACTTAACAAGAGCTTCAGATAAAAGGGGATGATATACACCACAAGCTCCTTCCCAAGGTTCTGTCCGTTCTTCAATCTTCATACCTAACAGCTCTAGACCATCTACATAGGTCTGAATCCAGTCTTTGCGGGCGGAGATATCATCTTCAAAGTCGCCAAGTAAGTCGCCTGCTATTTCGGTTAAGTCTCTCTCACTGAGGTACTCGGCAAGGTTGGCATCAAAGTCTTCATCGGAAGGCTCCGCCTTTCCAATTTCAATCTCTAAACCGTCAATACCAATACTGACTGATTCAGGGTCTACAATCTCAATCTCGATGGGTTCTTCTTCAACAATAGAATCCAATCCGACAGGGGCTTGGTATAGGCTTTTTTCAATCATAGCGGTTCCTAGTAATACGCCACTTTTTTGCGTGGCATAAATTCATCTTGTTCATCAGAGTTTAAACGGATAAATCCGCCCTGACGAAATCTTAACAAAGCTTGACTGGTGGAGTCTACAAGGTCGTCATGATCTCCATTAGGAAAAGAAGCACATTCTTCCATGACTTCTTCTGCCCAACGCCTGTCAGGACACCAGACAAAGCCTGAAGCAAACAGATCAGATATAGCGTTTACACGGGCTATCTTATCAGAGCCTTTGCTCGGTGTATATTCCTGTAATGGTATTCCCATCCTACGCATCTCATAGATGAGGGGCGCTCCTGCCGCCTTTTTCTCCACAATTAAGGCATCAGGCGTCCATTCCTTGTACAGCTCAAAGGCTTTTTTCTTTAGTTCTGGGAACTCCAAACGGTCTTTAAAGGCGTCCAAAAGAATAATATGGGTGGTATCAAAGCCATCGGAGTCTGTTTTATAAAAGACTCCCCATGTCGTACAGGCAGAGTAGTCGGCACGGTTGTTCTTTTCAAAGGCGGTATCCCAAGACTGGATGATGAACTCGCATTCTGGCGGTTCATCCTTCTCCCAGATCTGCCACATCTCCCGTTTAATAATTGCTCCTTCTTCGGAAGTTGGGTTTTGCTGGTACTGGGCTTCCCATTTACTGACTGGAATCTCGTTTTTAATGGCTTCTAGTTCTTTTTGACTCCAGAACTCGCCCCACAAAGGCTTGCCTGACGGCATCAGGGCAGGAAATTCAATGGTTTCCCACTCGTCCCCATCTCGTTTGATGGAGTTATTAATGATTTGACCAGTCAAATCCCGCTTAGACCAGCGTGTCATCACAATAATGATGGATCCGCCAGGTTGGAGACGTTGGCGAGGACCCGATGAGTACCATTCATAGACCCGATCAAAGACTGCTGGGTTGCCTTGCATGGCTTCTTGCTCGGAATGGGGGTCGTCAATAATAAGAACGTCTGCACCCTTACCCGTTACGGCTCCGCCGACACCGATAGCGAAGTAATCCCCGCCTTTATTTGTATTCCAACGACCTGCCGCCTTGCTATCAGACGAGAGTTTGGTGGGAAATAGGGCTTGGTAGTCTGGAGTCGCTACCAAGTTTCTGACCTTTCGACCAAAATTAGTTGCTAGTTCTGCCGTGTGGGCAGTCTGAATGATTTTTTTATGCGGGTATTTTCCAAGATACCAAGCGGGAAACAGATAAGAAGCAAACTCAGACTTGGTGTGGCGGGGAGGCATATTAATAATAAGTCGTTTTAAAGACCCATTAGCGACTCGCTCAAAGGCATCCGCCATGATTTTATGGTGCTTACCAGCAATAAATGCAGACCACATCTCTTGAACAAAGGGCATGAAGTTTTGCCTGCACTTCTCTTTCTTGTCCTCTTCCAAAAGCTTTTTAATCTTAGGAATCTGAGGGGAGTCCTTGGGCAAGATGTCCAATAACTCAATGTATTTCCTGATCTCTTCTTCTGTTAGGATCACAGAGAGGTCATCTTTTCAACGGTTTTATCAATCGGGGTAACAGACCTAACCTTGTGTGGGTCTAGCTTTAATAAACCCATATCCTTGAGTCTATGGACTAGCCTATGGATATTTGCTTTACTTTTCAAGTTTAGTCCTGTGGCTATATCTACATAGCTAGGTGAAAACCCTTTTACCTTGATAAAGTCTTCTATGTACCGCAGCACTTCCATCTGACGTTCAGTCATTCTTTGCTCCATACGTGGATTTTAAAAGGCGGAGTAGTCTTTCTCTTTCTGCATGGGAAAGGCTTTGTATAAAAGCCATAATCTCACTAACCGTCTTCACAGTTCCATCACATCCAAAAACGCAGGGGAAGACTCACCCATATAAGCACCAAGGATATTGAACTCGAAGTACTCAATGGCTTCTATTTCATTCATGTCCCGCATCAGGATTCTAAGAATCTTGCTTTTGTCATAGCAGACTACCAGTAGTCCAATACGCTCCACGACTCCAATAATGGCTTCATCAAAGCCATCCAGAATAATAAGGTCAGGATACTCCTCCGAGATCATTTAAGCTTCTCCATTGCCTTCCTAATGCTTGCTATCGCTGCACCTAAGTATTCCCTTTCCTTGCCACGCAATTCAGCCTCTACCGCCATAAGGCTTAATATTAAATTCTTTAACTTACTCAGCACTAACTCATTTTTCAAAATATATATACCCCCCTAGGAACAAATAGAAAACGTTCTGGGGGTAGTTTGCTATAGTGTTTAAACAATGTCAACTGGAAATTTGCATAGGGGGTGGGGTATGTTTCACGTGGAACATTGGGTGGGGTACTTGCACTCCGTATGCGAAGCGGTAAGATCGTGTGCTTTCCCCCATTCCATTATACATAGAGAACGTTCGTATTGCTATAGGTGTGTAGTGGTATGTGTGGATCACAGTGTATAGACACGCAGTACGCAAGCAGGCAAACAGCGGGGGTCGGGTGCAGTGGGGTCGAGAAAGCCACGTTTAAACAGGGGGACGGCATCGAGTCAGTTCTCGACAGAGAGCCGTCAGTGCTTACGCTTGTTCGCATTCTCTAGCAGTGTCAGTGATGACTGGAGTTCACTCTTCAATGTGTCTACGTCAATCACTTCATTGATCTGCTCTACCTTGTCGCTAAACATTCCTACCGCCTTGCCCATCAGTTCCAGTGAGCGTAGCCTAGTGCTGACTGGTACTTCGATATCGCTTGCGTGTTTAAACAATTCCGCCATGATGTGCTTGCGTGCTATTCGTTCATCAGTCAAGATCATTTCTTTCTTGGCTTGCCACAGAGGCTCTAGGAGTAAAGTAATCCTCGGGTCTCGCATTAGTTTGTTCGCATTGCTAGTAATCGTTGCGTGACTAGAGTTCTCGCAGTTGTACGATTTCATATAGGCAGTGATCGGAGTATGTCCTTCCATCACATATCCTGCAAACATCGTTGCCCTTGGTGATAGTCTCTTATCCCTACCATTAGGCTCTACACCATTCTGTTGATGTACTCCTGACGGTAATCCATTTCTCTTCACCTTTATGGCTTGTTCTTTTATCTTCTCTCTGTAATCCCTTGCCCTCCCGCCTTCGGCATTCATTCCCTCGCCTATGCTGATAGCATCGTTCTCATTTTCTGTGCTAATACTCAGACTGTTGCATTCATTGTGTTTTTTGCCTGTCTTCATTACCTATCCCATCCCTGTTTAAACTTCGATCACTGGCTCACATAATGAGCCTGTTGTATTTTCTTGTCAATATCGTTTCTTGATCGTTCTCTATTTCACCTGTTACTGGCTCACCACATGATCTTCTACTATCCCTATTAGTCACCAGTCATCCCCTATAAATTTATTTGACTGTTGCCCTTTGGGCAGAGGCTCACTCTATGATCTACCCGCTCCCTAAAATTGTCCTGATCGATGACCGAGATCCCAAACCACTGTATGTCCATACATACGGTTTAAACCGCATTAGAGGGGTCTAGGAGACGTCAATGCTAGTGTTGGAGCAAGTGGGTGTGCTAGTACGTGATCGTGGCATGGTGAGCCTCACCCTTATTCTATAAGGCTTGGCGGGGAGGGTTTTTTGGGGTCTTATATAAGACCTAAAACGAGCGGTAGATAGTCTTATATAGAGGGCAATACTTGAGTAAGTTGTAGGGTCTATGCAACATGATGCTTGCACCTGTTTAAACAAACGTGCTAACATCTAGCCTGTTGTTGCAGTCAAACGGTGAGAAACCACCGACACGTGCGAACCGAGAGCGTGAATAAATAAGTGCGGTAGTCCTGAGTGCCTAGGGGACTTAAATAATCTTAAGTGGTAGTCAATATGAGGACTTTAAACTCTGCGCTAAAAGGCTAGTAGGCTCTGCCCCCTGATGGGATCAGGCATCCGAACGAGTAATGAGGTGACCGCCAAGTACCGAGTAGATGGCTCGGATACGATGCGCCAAATCAGGGAGCGATCCCTTAACCGAAATTTAATCTCATTAGGCTTGCACTAGACACCCACCTACCTATCGGGGTCTGACCTAAGCCTAAGAGGATGCAATTTCGCATCATTCAATGGAGGCTTTATGACATACGGTGAATACGTTAAGCAATATGTAACCCTTGACAATGCTCTTGAATACTCAAGGCTTACCGACAAAATGGCTTTTGTGTCCGACATTACTGGTCTCTCGATTGACCATCGTTTTATCGGTCACATTGAAGACCGCCTGATCAGCCTGACCAGTACCAAGGTCGGTGCTATTCCCGCTCACTTCTTTCTTTAATCGGAGGGCTTATGCAGTTAAACCATGAGGCTTTAGCGGAGGCTTACGAGAACGCATGGCTTGCCGTCAAGGGCAGACCTTGTAGCGTTGAGGTCAGACCATACGGATGGTTTCATGTCCGCAAAAATGGACTGACCATTCCCGAAAATGTCCGAGCCAACAAACTCATAGAGGGGTTGGCAGTACTTACTAATCGTTTAATCAGCAAACAATAGGGGGATCGATGGATCAATTCAACGCAGTAGGCATTGCAGAAGGCTTTATAGAGGCTGAGTCGCAAGAGCAGGTGCTTGAGGCTTGGCAGTTTCTAGTTGACACAGGCTTTGTGTGGCGGTTGCAGGGTTGGTTTGGACGTACCGCAACGCAATTAATTGAGCGTGGTCTTATTACTGCGCCTTAAGACTCATCTCAATGCCTCCCATCGGGGGCATGAGGATGCGTCTTGCATCTAACTTTTTAGGAGGGCATATGCCTAGGAATTTCGTAGCAAAGCACGCAAAGCGTTGTGGTGCG